GAAGGTGAAGGCATGGCGCGGTCCCAGCGCGATCAAGTCCCGGCGCAGGATTTCCAGGTCCTGTTGCAGCGCGGCCGCGGCGGCGGGGTCGGCGGCGGCATTGCGCGCGTTGCGGGTGATGTCGTTGATGCGCTGGCGCGAGGCCTCCCAGAAGCTTGCCAGGCGCTCATCGGCCACGGCTTGTTCCTGCTGGCGCGTGGCCTGGACGATGTAGGGCCGCAGCACCGTCTCGGCGGCCGTCTGGAACACCGGGCGGATGTCGTCGGGCAGCCCGCGCGCAACCCCGGCGATGTAGCTCTCTGCCTGGGTCTGCAACATGCCGGGATCGGACACGTATTCGCGGGAGAGTTCGTCAAGCCGCGTGCGCAGCTGCGTCTCCAGCCGGCGTGCGCTGATTTCGATCACGCCCTGGTTGAAGGCTGCGCCGCGCGACGTGTCCGGGTCCATGCGCGCGGCGGGGTCTTCGAGGCCGGTCAGGCGGCCCGCTTCCAGGCCTTCGCGGATGGCGCGTCGCTCGATGGCGCGCAGCTGGTTGTCCAGGACACGGTTGAGCTCGGTGGCGAAACCGCTGGCGGCGGAGGCGGCTTTGATGAGCGCGGGCGCGTTGACGACCTGCGTCACCGCGCCCATGGGTTGCCAGCCTTGCCGGATGATCGGGCGCTGAGCCATCAGCCGATTTGCCTGACGCGGTTGACGTAGTTGAAGAGGCTGCCCGCGGCCTTGCCGATGCCCTCGAGCATGGCCGTGTTGGCGGCCTCGCGCGAGGCCAGGGCCGAGGCGCGCCTGGCCGCCGCCTGCGCCACCGCGTTGTTGCTGACGATGGCCAGTTCCCGCTCGGCGGCGGCGGCGGCTGCCGCGTCTACGTCCAGCGCCGAGCCCGAGAGTTCGACGCCTGCGGCCGCCCGGCCGGCGTTGTTGCTGGCCAGGGTGCGCAGCAGGGCTTCGCGCACTCGGTTGGCTTGCTGCTCGCCGCGCAGCATTTCCTGCTGGGCCTGAAAATCCTGCCATTGGGCTTGCCCCTGCAGGGCGCGCGCCTGGGCCATTCCGCCGCCCAGCGCCAATCCGGCCGAGCCCAGCGCCATGGCGGTGGAAAGCACGTTGCTGAGCGTGAATGCGCTGCCGGCGGATGCGGCGGCACCGGCGGCGGCGCCGGCCGCACCGGCAGCGCCGGCCGTGGCGGCGGTGGCGCCAGCGGCACCGGCGGCGGCGCCGGCCGCACCGGCGGTGGCGGAAGCGCTGCCGAAGGTGCCAAGCAGGGCGGTGAGGATGGTCTCTGCCATGTCACGTCGCTACATCAAGCGCAAGGGCCAGCAGCTGGAAGGGCTGCGGGTCGGTTTGCGCGATTTCGACGGTGGGGCGGTATTGCCAGCCGGTCAGGCCGGAAAGCCGCGCATCGCCTGTCAGCCGGCGCGGCGGGGCGTCGAGCGGCGTGTTGGGTGCGTCACCGAAGCGGCGCGCGTCCACCACGATGCCATTCAGCGTGAATGGCCCGCTGTCCTTGACGCGCATGCTGGCGCGCACGATCCGCGCCTTGCGCCCGAGCATGGGATCGCCGGGCAGGCGGGGTTCTGGTGGCATGGGGCGCACCCGCACGGTGAAGGGCAACCCCACCTGCACCTCCTGCTGGGCCGGGCGCGGCAGCGTCACGGTCCCGCCCGTGACGGTGGCGGGCGGCTGCACCGCGCCATCGGCGACGATCGCAACCGTGCGGCCTTCAAGGTGCGTGAGGCCCGTGACGGTGGTCAGCGGCATGCCCGTGGTGACGCGCACGCCGGCATCCACCAGCAGGTCGTCGTCCCAGCGCTCGATGCGGAACGTGCCGTCGCGCGTGACGCCCAGATACAAGGCACCATCGTCCAGCGCGGCGACCTGGCGCACGTGACCGTCGGTCTCCCACAAGGTCCAGGCGACGGTTTCCTGGCTGCGCTCGGTCAGGAGCACGGCGACGGTGCCGTCGGAGTTGACAACCAGCACGTGATCGGCGGCATCGCGCGAAGCTCCCTTGCGCACTGCCATATCCACGGGTTGGCGGATGAGGTGCTCGGAAAGCCGCGACAGGACGATGTTGGCATAGGCGCCCTGCACCTCATCGTAGAGGTGCTGGCGGACGGCCTTGCCGCCGCGCTGCACGAAAAGCAGCGCGCCATCCACCTCGACCACCGGCACGTTGGCGACCGCGCCGCGCCGCGTCTGCTCGATCCAGCGCGCGGATGCGGGAGTGATGACCCCGTCTCTGTCTCCGGCCAGGATATGCTCGCCGCCGGAGGTGAAGGCATGCAGCTGGCGCGTGGCGGCAAGGAAGTGGATGGCGTTCACCTGGTCGGTATCGATGGTGACGTCCAGGGCTTCGTCGTCCAGCCCTGTGCCGGGGTCGAAGTTGAAGAAGTCCGAAACGCGCGAGCCGAGCACGGTAGCGGGGCGCGACTTCAGCCCGCCCATGTAGAGCCGGCCGGCGAAGAAGACGCCGCAGGCGGGCCAGCCGCGCGTGGTGCTGATCACGGGTTCGCGCAGCGACCAGTCGGCGGCGGGAATGGCATTGGTGTTCGGGAAGGCGCGCAGCACCTTGGCGGTGACTTGCGTTGCCGAGGTGAAGGCGGTGATGCGCGCCAGCGCGTTGCTGGTGGTGCGCAGATACCAGCCGACCATGCCTGCGGTGAAAATGCTGGCGGATGCCGTCAGCGTGATGGCATTGCCCGTGGTGGCCGAGGGCGTGATGGTGCCGGTCGGCGTGACGGCGCCGTAGTCGTGGCCGGGGATATTGGTCAGCGGCAGGGGGCCGAGCGACCAGTTGGTGTCGGATCCTTGGCGCAGCAGGCGCTGCGGCGGCACGTCCGGGTGGAACACAATCAGCGTGTCGGCGGACTGCGTCCAGGTGAGGGTGGCAACCTGCGGCCCGGTCCAGGGCGTGCCGGTGATGGTGGCGACCTGCGTGTCGTTCTTGAACACGCGGATGGTTCCCGCGGTGAAGACCAGCAGATAGGTCTGCTCGGTGTTGAAGCTGAAGTTCACCAGCCGGCAGCCTGCCGTGGCGTCTGGAATGGTCGCGACATGCTTGAGCCCTGGGCGGCGGCGCAAGCCTCCGGTGGGGCATACGACGACGTTGCGCGCGCGCTCGGCGCCGCGGAAGTAGCGTTCGACATCGGTGCGGCTGGCCAGCTCCGGGTCGAGCTCGCCGGCCGAGAAGCTGGTCTGCAGGGTTCTTACGCGGAGCGCCATGGCTGGGTCAGGCTGTTGCGGGCCAGGAACAGCGCGCCGGCGGGCAGCATGACCGTGGGGCTTTCCTTGGCGTCGGCTGCGGCGGCGACGCGGAACTGCCCGCCGCGTCGGTTCTCGGCTGGCGTGCCGAAGGCCTGCGTGTGCCAGTATTCCGCCACACTGGGCTTTTCGGTCAGCGGCATGGCGAGTTCGGCGGCCAGCGCGTAGCGCATCAGCAGCGCGAACGGCGGGCGCCAGGCGTTTTCGTCCACCAGGCGCAGATAGAGGCACCAGGCGGCCGTCGGATCGGTGACGAAAGCGCCATCCTGCCAGTCGAAGCGGGTGATCGGCTGGCGCAAGGAGGCGTCGGCGAAGAAGCCGAGCGGTGTGAGCAGGTCGGTGGGCAGGGTGTAGGCGGCCGCCCAGCCGGTGGGCGGATCGGCACGGCGGGCGAGCTCGGCCGCCGTGATGGCGAAGTTCCAGGTGTGCATGGAAAGCAGGTTGGCGCGCAGCCCGGGATAGAGCCTGGCGCAGGCGGCCGCGGCTGGCGTGCCCTCGTTGAAGGAGGTGATGGGCTCGACGCCGATGAGGCTGAGTGCGGCGGCGCAGATGCTGATCGCGGTCTCGGCCATCAGTGTCGCTCACGCAGAGCATCGCCGCGGTTCTGTTCGATGCGGTCCTGGCGCGCGTTCTGGCGGCGGAGTTCTTCGCGCATGGCTTCGATGGCGGTTGTGATGCGCGCGAAGTCGATCATCAGGGACTGCGTTTCGGTTTTGATCCGGTCCGTCGCTTCGGTCAGGCGCTCGATGGCCTGCATGTGCTGCTGCCGCCATTCGGCGTGCTGCGTGTCGAGGCGATCGACTTTGGCAGCCAGGCTGAACCAGGCGGCGATGCCGCCCATCAGCGTGACGACTACCGGCGCCCATTGGCGGATCATCTCGCCCAGGGCGAGGATGTGGTCAGGGCCTGTCATGCGGGAAGCTGGCTTGCCGGGTGGAACGGGTGCGCCTGCACGTTGTTGGCGCCATGATCGAGGTTCTGCGGATGGATCGGCATGCGCGCCCTTGAGGCCAGCGGCGGGGGCAGAAGCCCCCGCCTATGCGGCGATCAGGTGTTGGTGATCGGCTCCGCCACACCGTCGGTTACGTCGACCGAGGTGGCGGTCTTCGTGATGACCGCGCAGCGCACCACCGAGGAGAGTGCCTCGTTGGGCTGATTCAGGTTGGTGACGATTACCACCCTGATCTCGTCGCCCACGTTCAGCAAGTGGCGCACCTCGTTGAAGTAGCCGACCGCGCGCACCGTGGTCATGGGGTCGTTGGTCTTGTAGCTCCACACCATGGGCGCACCACCGATACCGGGGCGGGAGCCGCCGATCGGCTGGAAGTTGGCTCGGATGAACGGCATCGTGGCCTCCTTACGATTCGGTGTGCTGGATCTCGACGACGCCGAGGTCGTCAATCGTCACCGCGCCGGCTTTGAACAGGCCATTGGCGAGCCAGGAGGTCTTCTCGGGGATGTAGTAGACCTCGTTGCGGTAGTCGATGCCGATGGCGAGGCCGACGGCCATTTTGTCGAAGGCGAAGGAGGTGCGCAGCACGCCGGTCTTGGGCAGCCCGCCCTCGTCGCGCGCTTCGATCATGGCCAGCGTGAACCCCATGTAGGTGTTCAGCTCGCCGTTCA